GAAGCTGTACCTACTGCCCCCGTACCGGCCACACCTGTCAGTGTCGAGGAGATAGACGGAGCCGCTACCCCTACCCCGCCCGTTCCCGCTACGCCGGTCAGCCCGACAGCAAGGGAAGAAACTGCTGTACCTACTGCCCCCGTACCGGCCACACCTGTCAGTGTCGAGGAGATAGACGGAGCCGCTACCCCTACCCCGCCCGTTCCCGCTACGCCGGTCAGCCCGACAGCAAGGGAAGAAACTGCTGCACCTGACGCCCCCGTACCGGCCACACCGCTCACAGCTTGCGAGTACGCTAACAATCCCGACGCGCCCGTACCGGCAACGCCTGAAATCGTCGGAGCAGTCGTGTGTGTTACGCCACCAGCCCCGCCCGTACCGGCCAGCCCCGCGAGACCCATCGCCAGCGCGAAGAGAACCGAGCCGACCACGCCGGACATGGAAACACCCGTCAACCCAACGGTGACGTTTCTGTTTCCTGTCTGCCCCGCGAAAGGGGCGCTTGCGACCGGCGAAAAGCCAAGCATGGCGAGCTACCCCTGACGACGTGGTTTAGTTGATTTGAACGAGCGCGTTGCCAGTGGTGTTCGCTGGCATGGTCAACGTGAATGTGCCAGCAGTCACCGTCTGCGCACCGAACGTGTACACGCCTATCGCCAGCGAGCCGGTCGAAGACGCGTTGTACAGCAGCACCGTGTCGAACGCGGTAGTCAGAGTCACGGTCGGGTACACAATGGAAGCCGATGGCGTCCACAGCGCACCTGTGCCGGACACTGATGGCGCAGTCGCATTTGTTACCGTTACGCCGCCTGCGGTGTACCCAGTGCCGGTCACTTCGCCTGTCGTCGAGTACGCCGTAGTAGCCGCGCCCATCGAATTGTTCGTCACAAACAGCGCGGCTTTCACCACGTCTGCGGTCGTGACAGTACGCACGCTGTTCGCGGACTGGGTACCGAGAGCGTGGGTGCCTTTCAGAAGCTCAGACTTAAAACTGGAGGGCATTGCTTGTACGTTGGCCGACATGATGAAACCTCTCTATAAAATTAATTAGCCAATGGCGGCTGTGGAACCTTCTGCCCAGACCAAGGGCTTCTTCAAAGTCATGTGAACGTCGTTCTGCACCACCGCGCCGAACAGCTTGTAGCCCGTGATGGTCGTGGTTTCGGTTTCGTTGTCGAGCACGACCTGAAACGGCTCAAGCGCCATGTCGTCGATTTCGCAATTCGTTCCATTGATGCTGCAAGTGATCTTTGCCATGTCAGTTCCTAGTTGATAGTGATGGTGCCCGCAGCCACTTGCGTCGTGACACCTGACGCGAGGGTGATCTGCAGGGAGAAGTAGCCGGTCGTCCAGGTGAGGCCGACCGTCGAGAAAGAGGGGGTGATCGTCATGCCGACAGGATCGACGGTGATGCCTGAGCCATTCGTCAGACTCAGCAGCACGTTCCCGACCTCCGGGTTCGGGTTGTCGAGGATATTCATCACCGCCGTCGCGCCGGTCAAAACAACCGGCGTGGAGTAGACCAAGAACCCGCCTGACGTGTAGGGCTGGTAGCCCGCGCTGTTGACATCGTTCAGCGCCACCGTGTTCGATGACAGCACGCTGACTGCCTCCCAGTCGCGCTCGCGCGGTGGGTAGTTGTTCGTGTTGATCTGGTTCATGCCGCCTGCGGATACGACTGATGCGCGCCAGCCAGTGACCATGCCGTGACCGTCCGCCGTAATGACAGCGGGCGCGGCGTTCGTGATGCCTGTGACCGGCACGCTCGTCAGCACGTCAGTACCCCAGCGGAGCACGACCACGAACGTCTCCCCAAGGGCGACATTCAGGCAGAGGTTGTCCAGGTAGCCCATGATTAATCCGGCATGTAGCCGACGGCGAGCTGCACGTCGTTGACGGTCGCGTAGGTTGGCGTACCGATGACCTCAAGCACTGCATAGAACGCTGGGCTGGCACCGGAGAACGCCTTCGCGCAGTCCGCTGTGGTTTGCGCAACGGTCAGACCGCCGACAGTCGTCACGTCGGTCAGGTGCAGAATGCCGATGACCTTGCCGAAATCTGCGGAGTTGATCGTGATCGCTGCGCGATCCGTGAACGTCGAACTGGCCGGCAGCGCGTTAAACAGGATCAGGTTGTAAGTGCATGTCTGCGTACCAGCGCAGTTCACCTGGGCGTCGAGTATGCGCCCTGATGTGGACTGGACGGGCGATACCGGGATCGTGATCAGGCCCCCGACGCAGTACGCGCTTGTATAAGCGGCAGCGGTGACGGTCAGGGCTATCGGGGCGAGCTTGGTGTTCTTCGACATGTTCAGCCTTAATAAACGCGTGGTCTGTAGTGAGAGCCTCCACCGTGCATCGGGATGCCGCCGTAAGCCGTGATGCGTGTCTTGTGCATGGCGCGGGCTTTTTCCTTCAGTGCCTCGCCGCAATATTCTTTGAACTTCATCTCGAAGTCCGCAGCCCTGCCCTTGTCGAATGTTTCCGCGTCCTGCTTGCTGTAGCCGCGATACTTCATCCAGTACATCAGGCCATCTTTATGCTGCTCGTCGACCTCAAGCTCTTGGTCGCCTTCGTCGGTAATCCTGTGCAGCGGCAGGCGATCTACCAGCAGCTGCACGGTGTCAACAGTGGCCGGCGCTGGGTAAAACCGCGCATACTCCGGCTCCATGCCGATAATCAAATACTCTGGCATGCCCGTTCGCCCGTCGAATCGGATACGTCGGGTACGCATATCCTCGAAGTTGATGACCTCGATCAGCCTGCCGTCCGAGACCCGGTACGCATCACGTATCTTCAGAATCCGCTTGTCGATCTTCACCCTGTCCGTGGTGAGCGTCATCGGCAGCATCGTGAAGGGCGACGTGGTATCTGCCAGCCCCCCTATCAACTTGACGAACTTGTTCTGTGCGCTATCGACGAACCCGTACACTTCTTCATCGGACCAAAGATACGGCTCTACCGTATCGTTCATCTCGGTGCGGAACATCTCGTACAGGTCGTCGGAGTTCATGCTTCGCTGCCGCCCTTGCCTTCTTTGAACTCCTGCCACAGCTTGTCGCGCTCTTTGCTGTCGAGTACGAAGCCCAGCTGCGCGGTCAGCGCCTTGATATGCGGTACGCCGGTACCCATGAAGCTGTCGCGCTTGGCGCCGTTCACCATCTGCTCGAACGCTTCCATAATCGTGGCTCTGCGGGCGACTGGGTCTGACGGCTCCCTCGACTCGAACGTCTTTGGCTCGGGTAGTTCTTCCTCCGGCTGCGCGCCGAGGGCAAGTACCTCTGGCCACATACCAGGCGGCACATGGGTGCTGACGCCCTTCTTGAACTCGACGGAGCGCCCTGAGAGGGATCGCACCGTCTTGTCTCTATTCAGTGTGAAATTCATGTCGATGGTCCTAAGTAATTAGAAAACAGGGGCCGAAGCCCCTGGCTATTCACCCAGTGAAACTTAGGTGATCTGCACTTCCTGAGCGCGTCCGTCGATGGTGTACATCACGCGAATTCGGAACTTGCCTGCTGTGGCGTTAGCCACGGTGTAGGCGAGCGTCATGCGCAGGTTCGAGCCTGTATTCGGGTCTTCCGTGACCAGAGACGTCAGGGTCAACGCTGTACGGCCAGTTGCCATCAGATTGACTGCGGATAGTAAATCCGTAGTCGAACCGGCGATACCAAGTGAGAGCGTGGCGGCGGTACAGCCGGCATAGGCGGTGTCGACGATCAGCTCACCACCCGTAATCACCGCGCCTGTTGGCATCGGGATACAGTCGAATGTGATGGTGTTCGCTACTGGGCCGGTCAAGCCGGCTTGCGTAGGGTCAGTAGCCAGGGCCACCGTGGACCCCAGCGTTTCAGCAACCAAGCTAACCGAGTCATAGACCCAATTGTTATAGTTGCCGATGAACTGAGCGACCAGCGGGTACTGGGCAGAACGGGATGCGATGAGATTCATGGCTGGTTATCCTTATTTCTGAGCGACGTAGCACGACAACACACCGAAATCCTGCACGGTGTTGTTGTTGTAGATGTTGCCGAAGCGTGGTTTCAGGAAGCCCAGGATTTTGCCGACGGCGATAGCCTGTTGGTTCTCGAAGTCGAATCCTTTTTCTTCCCACTCTGGGGCACCGATGTCTGCCATGCCGAGCGCTTGAGCGCCACAGAACAAAATCTGAGCACCTTCGACGGTACCGGACGCGCCGTACTTGGAGCCGGAAGCAGCGCCAGTGGTACACGGTACGTGTCGGAACTCGTGCAGGTAGATACCATCGATCTTGACCGAGGAACCGGAGAACAGCTTGTCGTTCACGTCCTTGTTCTGCGAGTGCCGCAAGTTCAACAGGTAGGTCGGATCGAGCTTCAGGTTCGCCATCGCGGAAGGCGTCAGGAACGCGTGGAAAGTTTCTTCGCCGCTTTCCATTACGCCACGGATGTAGTTGTTCTTGGCGGCTGCTTTAAGGCCGACGAACATTTCCCATGACACTGTATCAACTGCAGTAACAGTGCTCGACGCACCACCGGCAACCAGCACCTTGTTGGTGTTGTCCCAGCGGAATACGCGTAGATTGGTCGGCGCAGTAACATCGGCAGCGAATTCGAGGTACGGCAGATCGGAGCCAACGCGCAGTGCGCCGTTGGTCTGGTAGGCGTAAGAGATGCCGCCCAGCGTCAGGAACGCCATCTGGTCGATACGATCCGAGAGCCAGTACGCCAGCACGTTGCGGGCATTGCCACGGAATTCGACAATAGACTTCTGATCGGCGATGCGACCTTCGTGGCGGTTAGCGTGACGCAGCTGATCGACGCGAATGACCTGATCAAAGGTCTGCATCGCTTCTTCGTTGCCTTCCAGTGTGCGGTCGCCTGCGATACCGTCACCGACCAAGTCGGCGAGCAGTGTAATTACGGCGCGTGCGCCCTTTTCGGATTTCTTCAGCTCAGTGATGTGCTGAACCATCGCACCGGGGCCGTTGCCCAGGAATTTGCCGATGAATGATTGGTTACGGGCATTCTTCCAGAGATCACGACTCCACATCGTTTTCTGGTTGTTGGTCAAAAGCCCAAAATTGGTCAATGCCATTTGGCACCTCCGTAAGTTGATTGAAATTAGTCACAACTGCTGCTGTGTCGAATTTCGTCTCGACCTACGAGGTGGCCCGTATCGGGAGCCAAGCGGGGTACTACATGTTCGTGATTCTAAAACAAAAATAGATAGACTGCAAGCAGTCTATCTATTTTATTAGACTCGTAAAGCTGGGTTTAGGCGCTTAGTAGTGCGTGCCACACAGCCGGTGCGTCGGACACGCAGAAGAACGTGACCGTCTTCCCAGCCGCCAACGCATAGGCGGCATTCACAGCCAGCGCGTTGATAGCATCGCCGACACCGGGGAAGACATTCAGGCTGTTCGCTGCAGCTGCATTAGCGACGGTAATCGAATTACCGGCAACCGCAAGGGGAAGCAGAACCGAATCGCCTGCTGAGGCCACTGTAGTGACACGGGCGATCTGGGTGGTGATAGGATACCCGGTGGTCTGTCCGCCGCCAGCATGAGCTGTTACGGCATCCATGTAGGTCTCCACGAAGAACCCTGGGGTGGACATGTTGCCCCCGGCGTTTCGTGGGCTGTTCATGGCTTGTTCTGCTGCGTCTCTTGATCCGATGCTCATAATTTTCTTTCAAGTGGTTGGTACGGTTAAGTATGGGGCCGGTTACAGCTCGTCGCCCCGCAGTTTAGCTAACGTCTTCTCGTCAATAGCCGCGAAGTCCTTCTGGCTCATAGCCATAGCGCGTTCAGCGGTCAACGCGCCGCCCTGCTCGTCGCTATTCACCCCGACTTTCGTCAGCGAGGCTGGGGTCTTGTTCACTGCGTCGATCCCTGCCTTCAGGGCGGCTTCCCTGCGGGCGGCAGCAACGTCTTCTTTTTTGACGTTCGGCGTCACTTCAGTCGCGATCTCCTGCTTCTTCGTGCCGGCACCGAGCATCTTGGTTACGGCTTTCTGCAGCGCCGCCGAGGGAGCCAGCCCTTTGCGCTCGTAGGTGGCCTTCAGGTCCAGGATATCTTCGACCTGCTCGCTGTCATATGCCTCGTCGTTAGGGTTCAGCACCGGGTACGCCGACTCCAGCCGTTCCACGACGGTGTCGTAGCGCACACGCTCGACTGCGCGCACTTCCGCCTGCTGCACCTTCATATCTGACTGGTACTCGCGCACATCCCGCTCCAGACGGCGAATTTCGCTCATCTTGGCAGTGGCCTTTTCGATCTCGCCGTCAGCCAGGAGCTTGTTGTACTCCGCCTCCAGGCCGACGATCTTCGTCTCGGCGGCATTCAAGTCCTGGTTGACCTTGACGACTTGCTCGCCCTGCTTGTACTTAGCCAATTCAGCGACGAGCGCGGCGCGCTCTGCGCGCTCTTTCTTGAGGATCGCGTCGTGACGCTCGAAAGGAACGGGTTTTTGCTTCGCTTTCAGCGCTTCGGCGGCTTTCTCTTCGTCCGTCTGGTCTAACTTCGTCTCGTCGACGACCTTGTCATCTTTGAGCGGATCAACAATCGTGGCAGGATCGACTTTGTCTGCCGGAGCACCGTCGCCGAGGGTGACTTCGTTGCCCCAGTCTTCAGCGCCGCCGCCTTCGTCGCCTGCGGCGTACATGAAGAAGGGGGCGAGGAGGAATTTTAGGAGTTTGGAGTATTTCATGTCTTTGTTCCTGGTTGTGGTTTAGGTTGGCTTCTCGCGGCGATTCTGTCGGAGACCGCCTTCTCCGCTGCTGCTTTTTGATCCAGCTGCGCTTTCATGTTCATCTCTTCCCGCTTCATCTGCAGCTCTGCGTGCAGCTTCTCCTGCTCCAGCTGGAATTTCTGCTGGGCCATCTGCTGCTCGTGCTGGAACTTCCGCTCGTTCAGGGCGATCTCCGCCTGCACTTTCGCCTGCTCTGCCTGGGACTCTGCTTCCGGCCCTTCAATCGGGGTCATGGCCTCTTTCTGGGTAGCGACGCCCTCTTTCCTCGCCTTGGCATCCTTCAGCACAGCGTCCGCGTCTTTCTGCTTCGTTTCAGCCTCAGTCTTCGTGACCTCCGCTGTCTGCTGGCGCAGGGCCAGCTTCTGCTGCTCCTGGGCTTCCGGCGACTGGGAAGCTGCCTGCATCTGCTTGATGAGATCGTTCTTGTTGAGCAGCCGGGACGTGTTGATGATGAACGCGTCAGGTATGTTGATGCCGAGGTCTTTCTTCATGGAGACCGCCTGATCGAACTGGCTGTCTTCCAGCGTCTCGCGCTGCGGCACCGAACTGATCGTCACGTCGAACTCGCCCAGCATCAAGTCGTTCACGACAGTGCCGTCGGGCTGCACCTGATTGATCGTGACATTTTCTGTGCCGCCCCCAGGCGTGTCATGGGTGATGGTGAGGATGCGTTCTTCTGTGTAGAAGGTCTGTACGAGGTCCAGCACGTTCCGGGCGATCATGAAGTCCGTCCGCACCAGACTGTCCAGCGGCTTGGCGAGGTTCGTGTTGGCGGCTTTCTTCTTTTCCTGAATCGCCTTAGCCGCAACATCCTCCCTGTCCTGCCCCTGCTGGCTGTCGGTGATGCCAGAAATCGTTTTGATGCTCTCCTCGGCCTTGTAACTGATCCGGTCGAGACCCTGCGGCGTGGCGTTAGGCTGCAGCTTCTCAATATCGTCCAGTGAATTGGCCATCTCGATCACCAGCCCTGTCTCGGCCCCGCGCTGCTCCAGCTCCTCTATCGACATCGTGGCAAGCGCCCCGCTCTTGACCTTGTAGCCGCCGTTCGCGCTGCTGTTGACGACGTGCAGCTCCTGCGATGTGACCTTGTTCAGCAGCTCCTGCGGGCCGACCAGATTCTCGACCAATCCGATAGTGGTGCCGCGCCGGAAGTACGGGAAATAAGGGATGACTGTGAAGTGCTTGTATGGCGACCAGTCATCGTGCAGCACGACGTTGTCACAGATCACCGTCCAGCGGATACGTTTGACGAGCCGAGGGATGACCTGATAACCGAACTGCTGGACGACTGCGGCGATGCGGTCACGATCCCAACCCTCTGGAACCGGGCGCATATTCCCCGTTTTTGGGTCGATGAAGTGTTTCTGGCGGTCCATAATGCGGTGCTGGCGCTCAATCACGCGCAGACTGCGCACAACCGGCGACTCGTCGTATGCCTGAGCCTGCCCGCCGTAGTTGGCGTTGAATGGCAGGCCGAACCTGTCACGGATGTTGTCAATGGAGTCGTAGCCGTAGGGGTAGTAGCTGTCGTCGCGGTTGCGCAGATACTCCGCATCTTCCTTACTGTACAGGATGGCGATATCGTCGGCAGTCATCCACTTCGTGACAAACACCTCGTTCCAGCTGTCCGGGTCGTGCTCCTCGGCGTCGTTGTCGACGATCACGTTCTTCGGGTTGATCGTCTCGATCCGCACTTCGCCCTGCATGGAGGCATTAAAGTCCAGCCTGACATCAAGATACCCACGGCTGGTGATAATCCCGTCTGCGAACATGTCGCTACGCCGCCAGTCAAGCTGATTATTGTCAGATATCTGTTTGAACACCTTCGTCAGCACGTCGGCGGTGGCAGGGTCAGCGCCGGACTTAGGCCGGAAACTGATCTCTGAGCGGTTATATATCTGCTCCCCCATTACGTTGCCGATGGTGGAGATGATTTTATTGATCGTCAGCGCGGGGCGGCGCGCGGCGCGAAGGGCTGCTCGATCTGCCTCAGTCCACTGGTTGCCCTGGAAAAATTGCTCGCAGGTATCGGCTTTCAGGACGTACTGGGCATGCCCGTTGTCCCTACAGTAGGCATAGCGATACCAGACCTTTGAAGCCGACTCGGTGTTAAGGGGCATATTTTCTCTCTGCTACGCCGACATGTGCGACGCGTTCGCGCGGGTACCGCGTAATCTGTCTTTCCAGGACTTCTTGCCCTTCGCCTTCGGCATCTGCGGCGGCTCACTACCCACTGCCATCTGCGCCATCCACGCCATACTGTCAACACAATCATCGTGTACGCCAGCCGGGAAGCGCAGCATCTCATTTCTGACCGTGTCGTACCACTCGCCTGTGTGGTTGAAGCTCACCATGCCCTGCTGCATCCGGCCCTGAAGCGCCCTGCCTCGCGCCAGCTTGTCCGTAATCGGTCTGAGGACAACGATGGAGGGGTAGAAATTCGTCTCCCGCATGCGCTTTTTCAGCAGGGCCTCAATCGAGCGGTAAATCTGCCCATCCTCGACGCCAATCGTTAGACTCGCATGGTACCACTTCTTAGATAGATTTAAAATAGATTCGACGATAAAAAAAGCGTCAGCAGACTTGAACCGCACCACCTCCGCTACGTGCAGCACATCGTCGTAATCCTGCAGACCTACCGTACCGACCGTGTAATCGTTGTGAGCTTTCTCACTGATGGCGAAATCCCACGCGATGTAGACCCGGCTCTGGAGTAGCAACGGGATCGGCCCACGTTTGAACTGATCCTTGGTGAAGTAGCTGCCGTCGTCGGGTACCGGGTTCTGCTGGTACAACGCAGCCCAGAAGCGGTTGGCGATGGTCGCCTTGATCCGGCGAAGTTTAACGATATCGTAGCGGGCTTCGTGGAGGCAGTCGCCTTTCTGCCGCAGCAGCCGACCGTTCGCCGGGGCGGTGTCGTAGACGATTAAGTCAGTGTCGGTATCCAGATACTCGTCGTGCTCCGCAATCGCCGGGTATTTGACGATCTCGAACTGGTCAGCCTCCGGGTCGGCGATCATGGCCTGCTGCAGCTTGCCAGCCAGATCGTCATCGTGCCACCATGTCTGAATGACAAGTACGCCGGCACCTGGGGCCAAGCGCGTGTAAGCCGTCGAGCCGTACCAGTCCCACAGGGACTCGCGCGTGGTGGCGCTGTCCGCCTCTTCCGCGTTCTTGATCGGGTCATCAATGACCAGGATGTGCGCGCCCTTGCCTGTGATCCCACCGCCGACACCGGCTGCGACGTAGCCGCCTGTGTCCCCGGCGATAGCCCACTCTTCCGTGGAGCGGTTGTCGGGGTTCAATCGGGCGTCGAACACAGTCTGAAACGCAGGGTCGTCGAACAGGGCCTTGATCTTCTTGGAGAACCCCATCGCCAGGGAGATGTTGTACGAGCAGGCGATGAATTCGTGATCCGGGTGTCGTCCAAGGTGCCACGCCGGGAACATCTTGGAGGCCAACTCACTCTTACCATGACGCGGCGGCATCAAGAGCATCAACCGTGGGCTTAAGCCAGCCGCTACGTCGTCGCTGAACCTCTCCAACCGCCTGCAGATATCCTCATGCACCCAGCCAGCCATGTACTTCGGGTTCATGCGCCGCACGAACGACAGCAGCTTTCTGCGCGCCATGATCCGGCTCGCCATCTCCTGCTTGGCGGCGAGCGCGGGCTTAGTCGTCACGCATCACCTCATCGAACGCCACATCCTCGATCTCACCCTTGATCAGCTTCAGCAGATCGGCGTCGGAGGCTCGTTCGAGGCGCTTCATAGTGAGGTCGCCCGTGATGTTTATGTCAATTTTTTTGGTGTTTTCTTGATAATATCCGCACATTCTTCCGATTTCCCGCCATGCGCCTGTCAAAGCGGTCGGGTCGGCCAGTGTGCGAGCCATGTCAGCAGCCTCCAGGAAGCCGTCCATGACCTTTTTACGGGTCATCTGTGCCGCAGCCACGTACAGGGCTTTTTCGGCGTCGTATATCCTTAAAATCGCCGGGTCTTTTGCCAGCCGGTAACACATTGCTCCACTATCGGCATAACCCGCGCGGTAACTGGCGCTCAGGATCGTCTCGCCAGCAGCCCACTCTTTGACGAAAATTTTCTGTTTTTCGGTGAGCGGTCGATTAGGGTTTTGGGTTTCGATGATGGCGATCTTGCCGCCGTTGGTCGGTGTCTTGCGGAGCGCAGCGATGCGCTTAGCCTGCCCTTCCGGGGAGGCATTTTGTTTTGACCTTAGTCGGGGTTTCGGGGTGAGGTCGTCCCTGGCCCTGATTTTCAGGTCGGCGGGGTCTTTGCGTTTGGTCATCACGCGAGTCTAACTTAGATCGTAAATCTTTTCAGAAAAATTTTTATGAAAATTTCTGGGTTACGTCGGTCTGGGTCCCTCACCTACCCCTCGTCATCAGCCGCCCCCACTTCGGTTTCCGCACCCAGCGCCCGGATAAGGAGTCTCTTTTACCCCGGCCACGCAGCAAGGAACTCCAAGCATTCCGAACCCCGCTCCGAGTTCTTGGCGCTCGCCACCACACATCCAACCACAAGGACACGGTGAGGCTGTGTCCTTGGTCTGTCTGCCTTGGTGTTGTCTATACATTAACCAAGGAGATAGTCATGGCATCAGCACTCACCAAGGCGCAGCTGGAAGCGGAGAACGCAGCACTACGCGCAGAGATCGCGACATTGAAGGAGCAGGCGCTCAATGCTGCGTCAGTAGCAAGCTCCGTCAACCGGATGCACAAGCAGGCATCGGGTGCGCCGCAATACGTCAAACCCCAGTGGCAGATAGATCGTGCTGCCGCCATGGAAGCAGCGCGCGCGTTGGCGATGACCAAGCACGTCATTGCCAAGGTTGGGTAATTCTGCAAGGACGCGGTAAGGCTGCGTCCTTGCTCTTTTTGCTTTTGTGTTCATTACCTAGGAGAACGAACATGGAATACATCAACGTGTGGGCAGACGGGTCGTGGTGCTTCGACTCAGAACTATCAGAAATGAAACACAGGAGCGATGACGTTACGCGCGTAGCAATCCCAGATGGTGCGTGCGACGAACAGATGGACGAGTTGGCGATGAGCGCTGTTTCTTAAACCCTGCAAGGACGCGGTAAGGCTGCGTCCTTGCTCTTTTTGCTTTTGTGTTGTTCCCTATCATTCAATCACTCAGGAGAATCATCATGGCCACAGCTGTACAAACTAAAGTAATCGAAGCAATGCGCAACGCAAAGAAACAACCGATTGATCTCGGCGCAAATCTCAATCAACCAAAACCAGTTGCTGCTACCGAAGCAGAGTTGGCCGAACCAAGCATGGCGCAGATCGTTTGGGATTTGACGCGCAACATGATGCCGAGCACACGCAGCATCATCGCATACGTCGCGCACATTTCGATCCTCACCGTCGGCACCATCGGCGCGTGGAGTTTGGTCAACTCGATGTTGGTCGGGGCGGTTGCGTTGAGCGGCGGGATGTTCTTGGCCTTCGTGGTTGGCTTGCTCGCGATGTGCATCGCGGTGTGGGCCGCGTCGAAGCTCGGTCACGTCGCGGCTGGATATATTTCCTCCGGTGCGATTGATCGCCATCTGTCGAACGCTAAAGAATCGGTGCTCGGAATATTTCGCGCAGCACCTAAGACAGCGTAACTAAAACTCAGGCCGCAGAACATCGCGGCCAGTTAAGGAGAGCATCATGATTATAGAAAGTGGTTTGATCGTAGCACTCGGACTCACGTTCATGTGGTTCAAGTGCCCATGGAAAAAAAGAATGTGGATGCTATCGAATCCTTTGCTAATGGATGTCATAGTTTTCATAATGTTGAACATTTTACATTGGGGCTCATTTTCTGGTGTGATGGTCGCAGCGACTGGTTCTCTGATTTGTTCTGGACTCATAACTGTCGGACGTAAATGTCTCGGGCACATTGATGCACGGATTTATTATCCGGGGATTTGGCAAGTGGATGCAGAGGAGTTGAGATGACCAACGACACAGCGGAGATAGGCAGACTACGGATCGAAACCATATATGCGCGGCTGGTCGTTGTGAAGAACACCATCACCGACAAGCAGTACGCATTGAAACAGCTTCGACTCGCGATGGAAGAAATCAAAATCATGTTTGGCGAAAAACCGAATGAACAATTCTGAATACTACTACGACGCACCTCAAGACGACGAAGACGTGCTTGAGGTGAATTGCATCGACCCGGAACGTCAGTACAGCGGCGACCCATTCGACATCATCGCAGCGATGGAAGAGGAAACAGGATGCCCACTTACCACATCATGTGTACGCACCACGGAAGGCCAGCACTCGTGCAAATTACAGCGCGTTACAGCAAGGATGCATTAACCCTCGCGTCACGCACCGCCACCAACCTGCAAATACTGTTCGCCACCAAGCCAAAGGAGAAACAGCCAATGTAGCGACGATCAATCAAGCGGATCACAGGATATGGTTCGTTATCCTTGTGGTGATACGCAGAACACGAACCAGACCGGCAAATTGGCGCAGAGAGCGACCGGACTCGCAGCCAACCATCAGAACGTAAGCATCAAGGATAGCAGTGCTCAAAGCCAAAGCACGCCGGACGCTGTAACCGGCAAACCACACATACACAACCAAGGAAATAACCATGAACGTCATCACACCTGAAATCGCAGCCAGCATCATCACAACCAAGAAAACTCACGCCGCCAAGAAAATCACCGGCATCAAGAAAGACGCGATCAATGCAATCGCAGCCAAACAGATAGCTGCATCCGTCACAGCAATCATCAGCAACGTGCAAGAGTATCTGGACGAACTGCACACGCTCGCAGCCAGCAACGGATACTTCGCGCAAAACAGCATCGTGAACTCACTCGGATTCTACTGCTTGAATCAACTGCTGTGGAATTACCGGAAAGCAAAGGCAAAAACCAAACTCGTTGTCGCCTGCGGGATTGACCCATTCAATGACGGATCGGCTGAACAGGACGAAGCAGTAAGCAAAGCACTGAACATGGTTGAGATCGGGTTCGACGCGCAGCTGCCAACATTTGACGCAACACCATTGATCGGCATATACAAGAAATTATTTCGCGCACAGGCCAGCAACGTTATGTTCTGCCAGAAATCCCCACCACGTCAACCGATTGAAATACTCAGCGACATGCTGAACAACGACAACACCACCGACACCAAAGCAGCATATGATGCGTTCACAAAGAAACAATCTGACTGCACATCGGCAATGCTCCAAGCTGAACGCGCGAAACAACAGCAGCTGAAGACTTTACGCGAAGCTGCGAGCAACAAGATCGAAGCAGAGTACATACTGACTGAAATGCAGAAGACAATGCAAGGAGAGCTAACCGATGATCTGTGGAACACGGTACCGCTCTGGCTGCAATATAAATGGACGGTCGGCGTCATGCAACAAGCAGTCAAAGCAATCGTGTTCATCGAGAACACCGAAGAGTTTCCAGACGCAAGCTACGACCGTCTGAAAACATTGGTGCAGACAATGTACCTTGAATGTGATCTGGCGTCACGCGACCCCCAGGTCAAGACAGCGTTCGGTCTCGGCAAGCTCGATGAACGCCATGAACTGATCAAGGCAGAAGTCGAAAAGAAACCAGCCGAACATGGACTGACCACCCTGCTCGCCAACAACATGAAATCAAAACTGGTTCGTCGCGTACCGCACAAGAAGGATGAACCCGACACAGGCATCGTCGGATTGGTCAGCACGCAGCCAGCAACACAGCCTGCGATCACACCACTGCACTAACCACAACGCCCACATCCCACAAGGATGTGGGCTTGTTTCTTTTTGGAAACTTCTGTTGTTTGCCGGGCTTCTTATATATATATACTACCTACTCTTCTATTCTCTTCTTATCTTGAATCAATTAATTTAAAACGGAAGAATAGAAGGAAAGAGATAATAGCTAATAAAATCAACAACTTACAAATTCCGCTCTTCCGATTAAAAACACGAAAAAAAGCTCTTGCCTTCGCTCCAAGTAAGATTTACGATTACCACCCTGTGCCGCACCTGGAAAACATCATGAAACTGACATTTTTGAAAGCCCCTGTATCGCTCACAAAGTCGTTCACCAAGCAAGCTGACGGGAGCATCAAGAAGTCCAGTTATCCAAACGTGTACGAAGTCACGACGATCAATGAACCGTGTGCCGATCTGCGCAACATGGAAAAACTTTTGAAGGGGCACGCCGCACTCGGTCATTGTCTGCTCAAAGGAAATCCAATGCGCGACCTCGTATGCGAATCACGCGCCGGTACCACGGACAGCGGTGCAGTCACGGACTGGATTGTACTTGATCTGGATGGTGTACCGAATTGTTCAAGTGTCGAAGATTTTCTTCGCGCCTTGAACCTCAGCGATATCAGCTATCTCATTCAGTGGTCAGCGAGCCACGGCATCAGTAGCAACGATCTGCGCGCCCATGTATACATGCAGCTCGCCACCCCGCTCGCCGCACCGTTGGTCAAGCAATGGTTGATCGGCATGAACCACTCCATCACCCTACTCAAAAATGCGATGACCTTGACCAAAACAGGCAACAGCATTTCATGGCCGTTGGATATCAGCGCATGCCAAAACGATAAACTGCTGTACATCGCCCCACCAATCCTGAAAGGGATTAAAGACCCGATGGCAAAGAAGCAGCGCATCGAGTACGTGCCCAAGAAATCGCACCACCTCAATATCATCACAATCAACTCTACCGCGCAAAACCGTGAACTCACCAACAAACGTATCAACGAGATTCGGGAAGCCCAAGGATACCCATCTCGTAAAACCACTTACAAGATGCACGGCAACATAGAAGTCATGAACAAACCGGACGCCTGCGTAGTAACCGACATGCGCGCCGAACGCGGCTTCGTGTATTTCAATCTGAACGGCGGTGACAGCTGGGGGTACTACCACCCCGAAGACAATCCGGACTACATCCACAACTTCAAAGGCGAGCCAAGCTACGTCACCAAGGAATTACTACCTGAATATTGGCAATCCCTTACAAGTCAACCAATACGCACATCCAGCCAGGGAGTCACTTACCTCGCCTTCTGCGACCGTAAAAGCGGAGCCTATTGGCGTGGTACCCACGATGCACAAACCGACACACTTGACATACACATGGCGAAAACCAAAGAAATGATGAAAGATTTCGCAAAGCTGAATGGGCTAACTCTAGGCGGCACCATCCCAGAATGGGATATGGCTTTCGACCCCCAAGACAATGTACGCGTCGACATCGGCAATAAGACAATCAACACGTTCCAACCCACTGTATATATGCTGGCACCGATCAGAAAAGTATCTACCTGCCCTAAGACCATTTTGAAAGTCATCCATCACGCGCTTGGTAGCGATCAAGCAGCCACCGATCACTTCCTAAACTGGATAGCATTCATTCTTCAGTTTCGTGATCGTACAAAAACGGCATGGGTACTGCACGGCACGCAAGGCACCGGTAAGGGAATACTGATGAACAACATCCTGCGACCTATATTCGGATTCGCTCAAACCTCAGCGACCAGAGCTGAAACTCTAAGCGACAGATACAATGGCAGCACAGAGAAATGCTTTTTAGTGTTCGCTGATGAAGTTGACAGCGATGGAATGAAAGACGGCAAAGGCATGATGGCGAAGCTGAAAAATTTCATCACTGAAGAGTTCATTGAAATCCGCCACATGCACATGGCTCCTTACGAAGTGAAAAACCACACCAACTGGATATTCGCCAGCAACAAACCCGAACCAGTCAAGATCGACCGCGAAGACCGTCGATTCAACGTAGGTAAATACCAGCCGACCAAAATAATCATCAGCCAAAAAGAAATCGATGAACTGATTCCGAAGGAACTCCAAGGATTTCATGATTACCTCATGAGTTCGACAGTAAATAAAGTTCAAGCGTCAACACCCCTTGACTCGGAAGACAGAGATAAAATGATCCGACTGTCAGAAATATCAGCTGACAGGCTGAGTAGTGCCTTGGCTGAGGGAGACTTTGAGTTCCTTGTCTCGCAGCTACCAACAGGAACAACACCCCAAACTGACTTCAAGGAGAGTAACAAACTACAAGCATATATCGACGTACTGAAAATACTCATTACACGCTCTGACGACAAAGGAAAATGCAACGTCTCACGAGACGAGCTAAGACCCGTATTCGAGTATGTGATAGGGGACGTACCGACGACACCCTACAAATTCACAACCTACTTAGGCCACCGCAGGATCGAAACAACAAAAGTGTGGATAGATGGAAAGTCAGTGCCAGGAATACGAGTAGACTGGACAAATATCGACGAATTCCTAGATCACGACGCGCTTACCCAACAGAAACCACCCCAACCAAAATTGAAAGTAGTGAAGGTATGAACTCCGCACAAAACAAGAAATTCGAGGCGTGGGCAATCCAACTGCCGCACATGCTGATGCTGCAGCGGAACGTCAGCCACGCCACAGGGCTTCCGCATTATAAATACGCGGCAACAAAGTACGCCTGGGCTGCGTGGCAAGCTGCCCTATCACAATCCCGATCCTCGCCAGAATTTTTACGCATGGGTTGACAGCGATCCACAAAGCAATTATTGAATTTTAACGTAGCACAACAGGAGAAACACATGTCTGACAAAGAAATTGAGCAGGAAATTCAAGCCAAAGGGCTGACAGCGCCGCGCATTACGCCGGACGATATTGAACGCACCATTTCGCATGAACACATATTCAGTGTTGGCGAAGCCTTGCGCGCCCTTGGGCATCCGACCGATGACGCATTCGACTTGCTGACAATTTGTGCATTAAAGCTTACCAATGGCTTCACTGTTACCGGCGAATCAGCGTGCGTAAGTCCTGAAAACTTCGATGCAATTATTGGCCGCAAGATCGCGCGAGAAAATGCCGTCAATAAAATATGGCCCTTAGAAGGCTATCGTTTGAAGTCGAAGCTGTCCGATCGAGGTGGAGCGCAGGCGCCAGGTTCTATCTAATCCTCGCGGCCGAACCGACCGGGTTCAATTACATCGACAAGCCACCACGCGGTGTGAAGCTAACCCTGCTCACTAAGGGCAAGGGCCACCGCAGGATCGAAACAACGAACAAATTGCCGAAGCAATCAAGCTGCTGGCAACAACCAAAGGAAATTAAAATGCAAAACCGCCTCGCAATCTCTCAAACACAACCCTACGTCATCGACATGATGCTCACCGACGAACAGGCTGAATCTCTCCACCACATGCTTACTCATGTACGGGTCAGCATGCTCAACTTCATGGACCGTGAAGTTCTCCACCGCGTTCGCGACGCACTAGAAGATTTCAGCCGCAGTCGTCGCCGTCGTGGGCAGGTAATAAGGACCATAACGAGGGAATACTCATGACAGCCCGAATCAAAATCCTTGAGCTGATGACAGATTTGCCAGGAGGATTCATAACCCTCGCCACCCTCTCTAAGTCACTTAAAATATCGCACAGGGTCATAACCGAAGCCGTGCGAGGTTTGGTGTCTGAAGGCAAGCTGCTCGAAGCCACGAACCGATTCAACACCGGCCAATTCATCCTGGCCAACCGCAGAGTCAATCCACCACCCACACCCGTCTGGATGCGGCCAACCCTGTCCGGCTACGAAGCCCGTATGCGCAGCTTCGCAACCAACTGCGAAGCAACAAGGAGATAAGCATGATCAGCATCCATCATGAACTACCAGACATAATGCGCGACGCCGAGCGCTACCGGAAAATCCGGGAAATGGCATCGAATGAGGAAAATATCACCTCTGAAGAATTTGATCAACGTGTCGACGACCTGGTACCAAATGAAAACTAAACTGAAATTGATCTGGCTGAACTGGCAATTGAGGTCAGCCGAGCGAAACGCCAAATTCGAAAACAAGGTATTCCGTGAGGCGCGCAGCCACGAGGCACACTTCCTGATCGCAGCGAACCGACTGCGCAGCGAGATCGGGCGCATGCACCAGGAGCAGATGATTGAAGTGTTGCCAAGCAATATCATTCGTTTCAAATAGCGCTTGACTCTAATATCTAACTTAGATATTATCGCTTTCTTCGATAGCCTAACCTCCACCGGGTAAGAGTGTGGAGGACCAGCAATCCTTAAACTACAGCGGAGCATCACATATGAACCTGTTTGCCATTAAACACCGGGACGACAAATCCATCTCCCCGCCCTTCTTCAGCGACAAGATGAAAGCCAAAGCCGAGCGCACCAAGCTCGGTGACGATTACATCGTCGTCCCTGGCCCTGACCACCGGAAATTCAACAAACCTTCTTAATCCTTGAACGCAGGATGAGTCCTGCCGGAGATTGCCATGCGCCCTACCCAGCTTAAAACCGCTTTACGCCACTTGATGTCCAAACGCCGCGCTGCCTTCATCTGGGGACCCCCAGGTGTCGGCAAGAGTGACATCGTGGCATCCATCGCCAAGGAAGACAAACTCGATCTGATCGACTTCCGTATGGCCCTGCGCGACCCGACCGACATCAAGGGCTTCCCGATGCCGGACACCACCACGAAGACCATGAAGTTCTTCCGCGACGGGGAACTGCCCACCAAAGGCAAGGGCATCCTGTTCCTGGACGAGTTGAATAGCGCAGCGCCGGCCACACAGGCAGCGGCCATGCAGCTGACCCTCACCGGCAAGATTGGCGACTACACCCTACCAGGAGGCTGGCGCATCATCGGTGCCGGCAACCGCGAGTCAGATCGTGCAGTCGTCAACCGCATGCCATCAGCGCTCGCCCTACGCTTCACCCACCTCGATCTGGATGTCAGTCTGGATGACTGGAGCACCTGGGCGCTGGAGAACAATATGCCGACGGAGTTGATCGGATTTATCCGCTTCCGGCCAAACCTGCTGCACGCGTTTGACCCGTCACAGCGCAGCTCGCCGAACCCACGCAGTTGGACGTTCGTGAGCAGCGATATCGGCTCCAGCATGGACCGCGACACTGAGTATGAAGTGCTGAAAGGTACGGTCGGAGAAGGTGCAGCCAGTGAGTTCGTGGCGTTCCTGCAGGTGTATCGTGACCTGCCCAGCATCGACAGTATCATGCTAAACCCGGACAGCGTACCAGTACCAACTTCCCCGGCGACTCTTTACGCCCTCAGCTCTGCGCTGGGCGCGAAATCTAAGAAAGACACATTCGACCGAATGATGATCTACGTAGAGCGCATGCCTATCGAGTTCCAGGTCGTGACCGTGCGTGACGCCATCCGGCAGAACAATACGATTTCGGCGACGAAGGCGTTTGTGAAATGGGGCATCAACAACGCATCAATCGCGATGTGATCAACCTAAACCGACCACTCCCCGGCCCGCAGCCCTTCGAATCCGAAGCGCAGAAGCGAGCATGGGCAGCAACTCTGCACCACTTTACAGAAGTAACGAACGCCATGAACTCGGTCGACAGGCGCAGTTTAGACCACTGCCAGAAACTAGCCAATAAAGGCGATGCCGTCGCACTCGGAATTTTGGCCGAGTTCATGGCACAACGAATGAAAGGAAATTGAAATGAGTAATCAACACGACAAAGCATTTGAAGCCTACTTCGATAAGAAATACGGAAGGCACGGAGAGCAGTACAGCGATGAGATTATCGAAGAGGCACGTAGCGCATGGAATGCTGGGATAACCCACACAACTGCAATCTCGAATGTCGAACCTGAAATCAAAATCGTCATACTCGACCGTGGCTTTGTCTTCGTCGGCTATGTCACTCAGACCGAGACTGAAATGTACATCGACAAAGCCCGTTGTATCCGTAAGTGGGGAACGACGAATGGACTTGGCGAACTGAAGAACGGGCCAACGAAAGAAACAGTTCTCGACGCGATCTGTACAGTTCGCCCCCTATTGCGGGCTGTGCTATTTACTGTTGATTGCAACCAGTCAAAATGGAAGCCCCACTTAGTCTGACCTTGCTAACCCGTCGTCTATTAGGGTTAGACGACGGTCTATTAATGACGTTGGATGGCGACGGCTACGGTAGCGGCGGCAGCGGCTACGGCAACGGCTACGGCTACGGCGGCGGCGGCGACGGCGACGGCTACGGCGGCGGCAGCGACATCGGATACGGCTACGGCAGCGGCGGCAGCGGCTACGGCAACGGCTACGGCTACGGCGGCGGCGGCGACGGCGACGGCTACGGCAGCGGCGACGGCGACGGCGACGGCGGCGGCAGCAGCGGCGACGGCTACGGCAACTAATAAGGAGAAAGACATGCTACAAAACCAAGCCATGATAGCAAATCTCAACATTCGCTCTTGGACAGCGCGCAAGCACGACCGCGCTGTCTCCAACGAAGTGGACGCTGCTCACAACGCACAGGAAGGTGGACGCTACAACAAGCTGCTGATCGATAAGTCAGCACTCGACCCGCTCACCAAGCATGCAGGGCGTGTACGGGAATATCACTATTCCCTCACCTTGCCATGGGGCGACAACGGCGACCGGCTACTACCAGCCAAGGCGTACATGGACTACACCGCAACTATGAGGAAACTAAAAGATGAATATGCGTCCTATGCTCGTACATTTGAGGCTTCCTACCCCCAACTCGTTGCCGATGCTCGGCAGCGCCTGGGCACCATGTACGATGCCAACGATTATCCCCCTATCAGCGACATACGCGACCGCTTTGATATCCGCGTGGCATTTCAACCAGTCCCTGACGCTAAGGACTTTCGCGTCGATGTGGGGGACGAAGCTCTAGCTGAGATCAAAGCGAGCATCAACGAAGCCGTAGCGGAACGTCAAGCCGGCGCAGTCAAAGAGTGCTGGGTACGGCTCAACGATGTAATCGGCAAGCTGTACACCATGATGATCAAGGACAAGCCAATCTTTCGTGACAGCATCATCGACAACGTGAAGGACTTGATCAGTATGCTGCCAAAGCTGAATATCACGAACGATCCTGCATTAAACGAAGTCTGCAAAAAGGTGTCCTTAGTCGTCAACTCAACTTCGCCACATTATCTACGCAAAAGCGCACGAATGCGCAACGACGTGGCGCTGGCTGCAGAAGGGGTGCTGCGTGAAATCGCCGATCATACTTGATGAATTTACCGATATGGACCCGACAAGAGACCCAGGCTACACAGCCATGAAGAATGCCCTCCATCGAATGCGCAATGGAACCGACCAATTTGCAACACAAGCGGCACAGATTCTGACGATGAACACCAGCCAACGGAAAGCCTTCTATCGGCGCATGAAGAACGGCATGAATACCCCATTCATCAACGAGGTGCGGATGCAGACATTGGTGATGCGGCTAGGAGGATGAGATGGATACCCTCTTTAAACTAACCCGTCGTCTATTGGGGCTAGACGACGGGATATTAATGACGTTGGATGGCGACGGCTACGGCAGCTACCACGGCAACGGCAGCGGCTACGGCGTCAGCGGCTACGGCGACGGCGGCGGCAGCGGCGGCGGCGTAGGCGGCGACGGCAACAACGGCTACGGCGACGGCGACGGCCATGGTAGAGGTTACGACAATTAAGGAGCAAGAAATGGCCAAAACGGAATTACCGAAGACCCACTACTACGATATGGCACTTACCCTACTCGCACTGGAAAACAAGAAATGGATATCGAACAAAAATACATATAACCACTGGGACCCCGAAACGCGGCTCTGGTGGATCAAGCGAGTAGAGGAAGAAGCCGCTAAAGGCTTGCCAATGGCAACTGAATTGGTTGCCAAGGCATTGATGATAAGGATGACGAAATGAATACACATTACAAAGTATATTGGGAGATCGATATTTTCGCCGACTCCCCAGAAGCTGCTGCAGAGGTAGCATTGATGGCCCAGCGCGACTCTTCCTCGACATGCACCTATTTCACAGTGTACGATGTCCGTACCGGAACTTCGATTGACGTCGACCTAAACACAAGCGGAGAATAAGATGAACGAACAAGCCAAAGCCAAAACCAAGCTCACCCGCGCCCGAGCAACGCTGATCCTCGATCAGCCGTTCTTCGGTGCGCTGGCTCTGCGCCTGCACCTCGTCGAAGACGAAAACACAAAGACCATGTCTGTGGACGGTAAGACGATCCGCTACAACCCGGACTTCGTGAACGAGTGCAGCGCTGGCCTCACCAAAGCCGTCGTCGCCCATGAGGTCATGCACTGCGTCCTTGATCATATGGGACGGCTTGCCGAACGCGACCACCGTAAATGGAATCAGGCTGCAGACTACGCCATCAATCAGATTCTGGAAGATGTCGGTTTCAGCTTCGAAGGCACCGGCCTTCTCAACCCTGCATTCAAAGGTAAATCCGCTGACGAGATTTACACACTCCTGCCGGATACCCCAGAAGGGCAGAGCGACCCACTCGACAATATGACCCCAGGCGATCCTGACCCTGCGGCCAAGGCTGAAGCTGCGCGCGACTGGAAAGTTGCCACCATCCAAGCCAAGGAAGCTGCCAAGATCATGGGCAAGCTACCACAAGAAATCGAACGCCTGATCGATGGCCTGCTGGCCGCACAGGTCGACTGGAAAGAAGTCTTGCGCCGCTTCATCAACGAACGCAGCAAGGACGACTACTCTTGGGCACGTCCGAACCGGCACATGATCGTGCATGGCGTGTACATGCCCAGCCTGTATAGCGAGAACATGGGCGACATCGTGATCGGCATCGATACATCGGGCAGCATCAGCAACAAGGTACTGGAAAAATTCAGCGCGGAGTGCGACGGAATCATCGCTGAAACGCGACCGGCGAACGTGCATGTCATCTATTGTGATGCCGCTGTAAACCGGGTACAGGTCTTCGCTCGCGGCGAGCCATTTAAACTGGAAGCATGCGGCGGAGGTGGCACGCGGTTCTCGCCCGTATTTGAAAAGGTCGAAGAACTGGGCATCCGTCCGGTGTGCCTCGTCTACTTGACGGACTTGTACGGGGATCATTCTTTTGATCCTCCTGATTATCCGACGCTCTGGTGCTGCACGACTTACAATGTTGGGGCATTCGGCGAGACCGTAAGAATAGAGATTTAAATGTGTGCCCTCGTTAAACTAACCCGTCGTCTATTGGGGTTAGACGACGGGATATTAATGACGTTGGATGGCGACGGCGACGGCTACGGCAGCGGTAGTTAAGGAGAAATATGATGAGAACTCAATTCGTACCAATAACTCCAGGAGGATCAGCCTGTGTACATCTGGCCTCGAAAACGGAGGTCGAGGCGTGGAAGAAACTGCTGAAAGATGCGGCGCACATGCCATACAAAACCAAAGAGAATTTCCAGAAGCGTGGATATACCGTTGAAGAATGGCCGGAGTAGATAAAATGAAAGTCAAAGAACTGATCTTGCGCTTGCAAGCCTGCGATCCTGAATTGATAGTCGTCGTAGACGGCTACGAAGGGGGCGTGACCGAAGTGCAGAACATTGTAGATCGCAAGCCCCTCAAACTGAACGTCAACGAAGATTGGTGGTATGGCGAGCACGAGATCGATAGCGCCGACCATGACTGCTTTGCAGTTTATATTTCAAGGGGCTAGATAATGGGCTACCGTTCAGATGTCGCATACGTGATCGCCGGCAAGAAGGAAGCCATCATTGCCTTCCTGCTGGTGTGCAAAATGGATCACCCTGAGGTCAACCTCGCTATCGACGAATGTACAATCGGAAGACTGGAGAAAGGCGTGCTTTTCATCGGGTTCTGCGCCAGCGATGTGAAGTGGTGTCCTAATTACGAAGACGTTAAATGTCATGACGTTCTTTGGAGTCTCGCCCAAGACCAAGAAACCTTGGAAGGTCAAAAGTGCATTATCGGAGAAGACGACAACGACATCACCAATGATAATTTTGGGGGATGGTGAGTTTGAGCTTTGGAGCCGTTTATCGATTAGTCGTAGCCTCAACATTGATCTGAATCTTGGAAAAGAGCATGATATACGGGAGACAGCATGAGCGGAATTAAGGAGCAAATGGAAGTGGCGTATGCTCTATCAGATTGCATACTCGCCGAAGTCGAACAAACCGAGTTCACATTCGATGAACTTTCCGAACGCGCCAAGGAAAAGGTGCGCGGTAGGTACCGCGAAACCCAGCTCGACTATGAATGGTGGGAGTATGTATATGAGGACGCTGTAACGCTCGGCGCATTAATCGGTATTGAGGTCGGGACAAATAGATCAGCTCCGAAGAACGGAAAATCCTACACTGAACCAGACATCAGTTTCTCTGGCTTCTGCAATCAAGGTGACGGCTGCTGCTACTCCGGCACTCTCCACATTGATCAACTGCAAGGATGCGAGGCTAAGGTCAAGGCAGAATGCAGTGACCCCCTTCTACTCAGCATAGCCAGAGATGGAGAAGCCTTGTTTCGAGACATTCTGGTCGCCCGTGTCGCTCAACGTATGCAAGGTGTGGCAAGCGAGGACGCCATGACTGAATACAGCCGTTTCAGCATCATCGGTAATAGCCGGTATTACGCCACATGCACGGATAACGACGACGAACAATTCGACCTCGATGACTACGTCTCATCATTCGCCGACTGGATTTACGGACGCCTCGAAGCCGAGCATGACTACCTAATGAGCGATGAATGTATCGACGAGTCGATCAAGCAGTATGAGACGCTTTATGACGAATTCGGCTCTGAAGTCTAAGTAAGACAATAGAAAGATAGAAGGGTATACTTAGATTCAACGCTCGACCACGGACATTGTTAGCAAGGCTTCACATGCTGAATGGCGGGTGCTACCCCGTTCGACCAACTTCTGTAAGGGAGATTCAGCAGGTGAATTTTTTTTTTTTTTTTTTTTTTGTCTGGAAATCTAAGATGAGTCTAACGCAGCAGAGAGTGAGAGAGCTTTTCGATTATGACCCAGAGACCGGGGTTATGACCCGGCGCATTACGCCTTCCGCCCGCGCCAAGAAAGGCGAGATCGCCGGCTACGACGATGGTAAGGGTTATCTTCAAGTATCAATCGCCGGCAAAAAATACCGGCTCCACCGGCTCGTTTGGTTCTGGGTTCATGGTGTATGGCCAAAGAACGATGTTGACCATCGGGACCGTAACCGCTCGAACAACCGGATCAAGAATTTAATGGCTGCGACGCGTGCCGAAAACTGCCATAACGCAGGGCTTGCGGCGCATAACACCTCTGGGTTCAAAGGCGTCAGCTGGTCAAAGAACATGAACAAGTGGGAAGCCAGGATCACCCTGAATGACTGCGGAAAAGTCCTCGGGTATTTCGACACACCAGAGCAAGCTTCTGCGGCGTACCTCGCCGCCAAACCAGCATATCACCCAACGGCGCCGATATGAAAACAATCCAGATAGTCCCAATCCCTCAGTGGTCAGCCTCAAAGCTCAAGACCTTCAGTCAATGCAAGCTCCGCACTCAACTTCAGTACGGGCAAAAGATTCCTGAGCCACCACGAGAGTTGAAGCCCGGGCAAACAGAATTTCCGAATGAACGCGGCAGCCGCATCCATTTGGAGGCCGAAAACTATGCGCAAGGGCAAGGCGAGCTTACTCCGGCACTGACAAAATTCCGCCCCGAGTTCGACTCACTGAAACAGCTCTATGCGGATGGGAAAGTAGAGATCGAGCAGGAGTGGGCGTTTGATCGTCGATGGGTTCCAGTCGAGTGGCGGTCTCCTGATGCCTGGCTTCGCGCGAAGCTCGACGTGATCGTTTTTCTGTCTGAGTATGAGGCAGTAATTGCGGACCATAAGACGGGCAAAAAGTTTGGCAATGAAGTCAGCCATATGCAGCAGATGCAGATTTATCAGCTGATCGCATTCCTACGCTACCCGAAGCTCGAATTTATAACGGTAGAACTTTGGTACCTCGATCAGGACGATCTGACCCAGGCATCGTTCACTCGTGCCCAGGGGCTGCGATTTAAACCAGGCATCGAACGCCAGGCGCGAGCGCTAACCGACTGTACTGAGTTCCCTGCAAATCCCAACATTTTTACCTGCAAGTGGTGCCCCTACGGACCGACCGGCACCGGCCACTGTGAAAGGGGTGTGTGATGGGTGCATCAGACTGGGCATCAGGCACTGGCGGCTTGGCTTCCTCCGTGCGAAACCCCGGAAAAGCTAAAGCCAAGAGGGAAGAAAAGACGGGAGCGGTCATGGCTAAGAAAATCGCCAGTCAGCTCGACTATGAATCAGCGCGCCGTGCCAGCCAGAACAAGTTCTCGCCGGAAGAGATGCAGGCGGCAATTCTGAAATTCCAGGAGGCAACATGATCTACAAACCAATGGCCCATCAGAAAGTCTCCCTGAAGGCGATGGAGAAGACCGACATCGTTTTCGACATGAGTGATCCGGGATCGGGCAAGACATTCGTGCAGATCATGGCCTACGCCAAACGTCGCAAACGTGCTGGCGGCTGCGCCCTGGTCATCGCCCCGAAGTCCCTGCTACGTTCGGCATGGGAGGATGACTTTCGGAAATTCGCCCCGCAGATCATCTGCTCAGTAGCCTATGCAGAGAACCGGGATAAAGCCTTCGCTGCCGACGCCGATGTGTACATCACTAACATCGACGCGGTAACATGGCTACTGAAACAGAAGCCAGCATTCTTCAAGAAGTTTGACACTCTGATCATCGACGAGGTGAGCGCGTATAAGCACCACACCAGCGCCCGGTCCAAGGCGTTGAACAAGATCAAGAAGTATTTTCGGTACCGTTCGGCCATGTCCGGCACGCCGAACAGCAACACGATCTGCGACGTGTGGAATCCAGTACAGATTCTCGACGACGGCAAACGGCTCGGCAGGCAGTTCTTCGGCTTCCGTGCAGCGGTCTGCGCGCCGGAACAAGTCGGCCCACGTCCTGAAATGCTTAAATGGACAGACAAAGAAGGCAGCGAAGAAGTGGTGTATGGACTGATCGCCGATATCACGATCCGGCACCGCTTCGAGGACTGCATCGATATTCCGGCCACGCACAGCTACACGATGACCTACCACCTGACACCCAGGCAGAAGAAGGCATACCGCGAAATGGAGTCGACACAGATCATGTGGCTGAAGAAAGAAGCTGCGGTAACTGCGATCAACGCAGCCGCCGTCACCACAAAGCTTTTGCAAATTTCTAGCGGTGCCGTGTATGAATCGTCGGAGAAATATCACGTTGTCGATACAGGCCGATATGAGCTGATCCTTGATCTCGTCGAAGACCGCAAACACCCGCTTGTGTTCTTCCTGTGGAAACACCAGCGCGACGAACTCGTCAAACAGGCCGAGAAGCGCGGTCTGACGTACTGCGTGCTGGATGGACAGGCCACGGATAACGAGCGCACAGCAATGGTCAAGCACTATCAGGCAGGATTTTACGACGTGATGTTCGCCCACCCAAAGAGCGCAGCACATGGGCTGACGCTGACCCGTGGCAGCACTACGATCTGGGCCTCACCGACGTATGACCTGGAGCACTTCAGCCAGGGCAACAAGCGGCAGGCGCGCGCCGGCCAGAAGGACAAGACCGAGATCATCGTGATCTTGGCCGAAGGCACGATTGAAACGAAGGTCTACGCACGACTGATGGAGAAGAACACGAAAATGAGCAATTTACTGGACTTGTTTGGGGAGGCGGCATGAATCTGAGTACGCCTGAAAATGTCGAGCTACTGCAAGCAGCAGTCGAGGCAAAAGTTGCTTACTGGGACGCAATCTGCAATCTGGAACATGCGTTAAAAGTTGATGATGATCTCTCTGATCGTGCTAGTGATGCAATCCATGAATGGATTGAGTCAGCCGCCGTAAGCGGCGGAAACGATATCACAATGGACGACCTCAAAAGCGTAATCGAATTATCGGAGGTCGAATGAGCTGGTCCAACGCAGTCACCCAACCAGTGCAGGATGTCTCCGCTCGCCCAGCTATCCAGCTTGCGAAGATAGACTGGGCGCATCTCGTCGCACTTGATTTTGAATCATATTATGACGCAGATTACACCTTGTCCAAATTATCCACATCCGAATACGTCCGTGACCCGCGCTTCAAGGCGCATATGGTCGGCATCAAGATTGGGAACCGGAAAACCAAAGTCGTGCCGACAAACAAGATCGGTGCGGTTCTTAGAGCTATTGACTGGAAACGACATGATCTCCTTTGCCACAATACTGCCTTCGACGGCTTTATCCTTAGTCATCATTTTGGTGTTGTACCTCGTGTTTATCACGACACGTTATCAATGGCTCGCGGTCTCCACAGCAACGATATTGGTGCTTCTCTCGACGAAGTTGCTGGTTACTATGGAGTTGGGAACAAAATCGCCGACGTACTCGAACAGACCAAAGGCGTCCGAGACTTGCCCAAGCCCCTCTACAACGCCTGCGCGGAATACTGCGCTCAGGACGTTGAACTATGTCTGTCCGTCTTCAAGCGCATGCTGGAAGTCTACCCAGCCAGGGAGATTGACCTGATCGACATGACGATCCGCATGTTCTGCGATCCGGTCTTGAAAGTTGACATCCCCCGCGTCGAAAAGGAATTGGCGCGGGAGTTGAAAGAGCGGGAAGACCTGCTGCTCTCCGTCGATGTCAGTAACGTCCCAGACAAGGAACTGAAACTCGCCGAGCGCTCGCTGCCGGATCACGACAAACGGCTACTCAAAGCCAAGAAAATCATAGGGAGCAATGAAAGATATGCTGATCTTCTCCGTGCGGAAAACATCGAGCCGCCTACGAAAATCTCACCCGCATGGATTAAAAAACCAAAGGAGGAGCGTACTGACGAGGGTAAATATGCGTATGCGTTCGCCAAAGACGACCAGGATTTTATCGAGCTACCGGGTCGGACAGAAACATGGTCTGGTGATCTGGACCTTAACAAAAAAGCGGACATTCAAAAGCTCGCTGCGCGTCAAACACGTATTCAACAACTTGTCGACGTTCGGATCGCAGTTAAATCCACCACGAATATCACGCGCGCCGAACGGTTTTTGAAGGCCGGTGCAGACGGCATGCCGCTGCCGGTTGGGTATGCCTACTACCGTGCGCATACAGGCAGATTCGGCGGCAACAACAAAATGAATATGCAGAACCTCAAGCGCGGCGGTGAGTTGCGGCTGTCGATTCTCGCGCCGCAGGGCCACCAGATAATTGTTGGTGATGCTGGGCAGATCGAGTGCCGCGTTAATGGTTGGCTCTGGGGTCAAGACGATCTGATGGAGTCCTTTCGCCAAGCAGATGCAGGTGTTGGCCGTGACGCGTACTGCAACTTCGCCGATTTCGTTTATGGCCGTGAAATCACCAAGGCAGACAAGATGGAACGGTTCGTCGGTAAGGTCTGCATTCTTGGCCTCGGCTTCCAAATGGGCGCTCCCAAGTTCCAGATCACACTCGCCAAGGGTGCGCTCGGTGGCCCTCCGGTGTTCTTCGATCTCGACCGCTGCAAAGCCATTGTCAATACTTACCGGCGCAAGAACCACAAGATCGTCAACGGCTGGGCGTTCTGCACACGCATCATTGAAGACATGGCTGCTGGACGGACTGGCTCATATAAGTGCCTGCACTGGGAGAAAGAGCGCATCTGGCTCCCGAATGGGATGTGCTTGAAATACCCAGACCTGAAAAAAAGCATGGGCGACATGGGCTGGGAGGAATGGTCGTACCAGTCCAAGCTCGCCCGCAAGAAGATATATGCAGGCCTGCTCGATGAGAATATTGTCCAGGCGCTTGCCCGCATCATCGTCATGGATCAAATGGTGGAGATCGGCCAGAAACGTCGTGTCGTTATGACAACCCACGACGAGATCGCCATTATCGCCCGCACACGTTCCGCCCCAGTCGCATACCGCGAACTGGACAAGATCATGCGTACACCGCCCTGGTGGTGCGCCGATCTGCCGATGATGTCCGAGGGTGGCTTCGCCTTCAACTACAGCAAATAAGGAGAAAGACAATGGGATACCGCTGCGCCCGACCGGGCAGAATGACCTACGCCTCTTGCGAGGCAGCACTAAAGACGGCGCGCAATCGCAGCAACGGCAAACCGATAGCAGGTAATCTGCGCATCTTCGAGCGCCATAACCATCTGGCAGTGCAATATTACAGCACCGACATCGTTCGATACTACTCGGATGGGTCGATTGAAATCAGTACCAGCCACACCCAGTACTGCACTCTTGACAAGATCGGCAGGCTGACCGGCAAGTGGGTCGGCACAAGAGCTTTGCCGCTATTCAATAAGCGCAAGCCCGACCCAGAAAAGCTCCATGCTGTCGATGGTGTGGTATTCAGCGGGGTGAACGGCTATCTGCGCTTCGGCCCTGATGGTAAGGTCGATACCGCGTCTGTACGCGGGCAGAATATCGCGATCATCACGAACTCCGCAGCGATCCGCGCAGCCCGCAAGAAGGCCAAGACGATCTGCGACCAGTTGGTACTACGCAATAAGCTGGGCGTAACCGGCAGACACTCGCTCTCATTTCAATGGCTCCAGTACAACCTGGATACCCCGCTCGACCGGATCAACTATGACGTGTATTCCGACGCTCCGCACGCCGTGTATGACAGAGCATCACCTCACTGGTTCGCCGGTCGTATCGGCGCGTCAGAAACAATTCAATTCAAGGAGTTTGCATGACCCTCAAAATCGAATGCGCCGAACACTTCGCCGCAGTAATGGATTTCGCTGTCAACCAGGGATGTCTACTGAAGTTGGCAGAACGGCTTGACTACCTAGCTCGTTACGGGGAAGGCAACAATGTCTGCCACTTGCACAAAGACTTCGCTCCGAACAGCTTCGGGTTCGTGATGATGCGCCCAGACGGTTCGCGCTGGTTCAATGGCGGACTGATCTATTCCGGCCCAGGCCAACCGCTTGACGGCTCCGGTCCAGCGTTGACTGTGGGGATTGGAATCGACTCGTCAAAGCACGGATGGAGCATACATACGTGATGTTTTTTCGCACGCCGCGTTCTATTTATTTTTATAGATCGTAATATAATCTTGCACGTATCTAATTATTGGGAGTAATATTCATGAATGCCGCAACCATCACACCGATCAGCAAAGCCAAGCCAATGACACTCGGTAAAACCATCGACACCCTATGGGAACTGCGCGAAAAGAAGCGCATGAAGGAAGCCGAGATCAAGGAAATCGAGGGGCTTATTGCCGCCTCGGAATCTAATCTGTTAGATAGACTGGATGCCGAGGATTCGAAGAAGGCTGAAGGCAAGTGCGCTTCCGCCAGCATCACGGAGTCCGTCACTTTCAACATCGCGGATTTCGACGCTTTCGCCAAGTACGTGGCGAAAACCAAGTTTTTCCACCTGTTTCAACGCCGTGTGAGCGTCACGGCGGCTCGTGAAATTTTCGAGCAGAAAGGGCAGGTTCCCGGCCTCGTCCCGTTCACCGCCCGCAAGATCAACCTGCGTTCCCTCTCCAAATAGAAAGTAAATCATGGCAACCAAAAAGCCCGCAGCACCAGCAAAAACAGGAACCGCAGTCGCGGTCAAAAAAGCCGGCAACATCGTCGATATCCGCGCACTGCTGGCGAAAGAAATCGAAGGCCTCGCTTCCCGCGTCGGTACCCCCGGTGGTGACAGCATCAAGGTCACGCAGGACAAGAAATTCGAGTTCCCCGACGGCACCAAGTCCACAGGCCCGATCAAGCTGGTGATTGTCGATTTCGTCAGCGTCAACAAGTTCTATGAAGGCGCATACGACCCGAACGCCATCGTGCCGCCAGCCTGCTTCGCTATCGGTCAAAACCCGACTCAACTGGTACCCAGCAAGAACAGCCCGGTCGCTCAGTGCTCGTCCTGCTCGGCGTGCGCGATGAATCAGTTCGGCTCTGCTGGTGCTGGCAAGGCATGCAAGAACAGCCGCGTGCTGGCCGTGCTACCTCCTGGTGCTGTTGAAGACACCCCACTCTGGATACTGAATGTCTCACCGACTGCATTGAAGTCGTTCGACGCCTATGTCACCAGCGTGGCACGCTCGTTCCAGCTACCGCCAGTCAGTGTTGTCACTGAAGTGTCATTCGACGACAGCGTGACCTACGCGTCGCTGCGCTTCGGCAATCCTGAACCGAACGAAAACCTCGTCGTCTGTTTCGGGCGCAAGGAAGAAGCGATGGCGCGGTTGTTGACCGAGCCGGATGTGTCCCAGTACGATGCACCTGCCCCGCCGAAGAAAGCAGTGTCCCCAGGCCGGCGCAAGTAATTAACAATCGTTCACAGTTTCTACCATGTTTATGGGATACCGCACTCTAGTCAGCCCCTGATAGAGTGCGAGCCATAAAAAAAAAAGAAAA